ATATAATTTGAAAACTCTTTTTGATATTTGTTGCTCTTCATAGTTTTGCATTTTTTATTTCTTATAAATATCATTATAAAACAAAAAGCGTGACCATTGCCACGCTCTTTATTTATTCATCAACATATTTGTTAAGGGCTTTAATCATCTTATCAAATTCCTCATTAATCATAACGCTTTCACTATCATATACATCTGCACGTTTATATGATGCCTCTTGTGGCTTTGCAGAATGCCCATCAAGCATATTCATGTATTTATCAAACATACTTTCAACAATTAATGGCTTTTTGGCATTGAATGATTCCATTGGCGCATTTGGGTCAGAACCCATATCGGCTGTTGGCATAGAGCCTTCTGCTCCAGAAATGTCTCCACCACTTCCATCATCTCCAGGTGCTCCAAGACTATTTAGGTCTCCTCCCATATCGCCTTCTCCACCCATAGGTGCTGGAGGCGGTGCTCCACCGCCTCCCATTCCTCCATCATTACCCATACCTCCTTGGCCTTGCTGGTCATCCATATATTCGGCACCAGGCTCACCGTATATTCTGTCAACAGTATCGAATATACCTGTCTTCTTGATGATTTGAGTTGTTTTCTCAAGCTCAGCGGCAATACCTTTTTCAAGACGTATTTCCTCAAGATTTTCTTTAATTTCTTTTTCAGACCATTTCATTATCTGTTTTAATGCGCGAGTCTGAGACATGACTGGAAGACCATTACCTGGGTCACTAACAGCGTCCCTAACAGCGTCAATCTTCTTCTGCATATTTTCAATCTCCAAACCTTCTGCTTGGGTTGACGGATTGTTCATTGATAAAGTAAAATTATTTAACTCATCGTTAAAGCCAAGCAAAAACAAATGTATTGATGCAACTTTTGTTAACTCCATCAAAAATGCTTGCTGTATTCTGTTTATCAGTCTAGTGAAACGAATATCCATAAGCGCAAGATTCTTACCGTCGCCAGCATTCTCTTCAAAATTCAAAAAAGACTTAGGTATCCTTAACGCTGTTAATACTTTGTTCTGAACAAATTTAATATCATCCATAGCGGTTAAATTCTGACCAGCAGAAAGAGTATCAATTGGAGTTGGAGCATTTTCATCACGAACTGGGAGAAAGATGTCATTGTCAATCGACAATATATTCTTGCGAAGGTCAATCTGTCCAGTCATTGGGTCAATAATCGGAGTCCTCTTGAACTGATTCGCAATTTGCTCAACATATGCTTGCACGTCAGCATCGTCAATCGCGCCCACAAATATCTTATACACCCTACGTTCAACAGAACGTTCAAGACGATAGATTAACATCATATCCTCCATTAGACTGAGCATCCTCCAATGCCTCCTAGCAGCGTTTAATGCTGACACTCCATACGGTAGATACAATGAATTTGTCAACAGCCTAAAATGTGCAATCTGCCAATCCCTAAAAGGTACTTGGGAGTTATTGTCATCTAGCCATATAAACTGTGTGCTTAAATCGGCATCGTCCTTTGTGATGCCGTTGACAGCAATTGACATTCCCATACCATAAGGATTTTGAATACCATTCTCAATCCTTTCAACATTGAATACTGGCATCTGTTTCCAACCCTTAACACCGTTCTTGTTGTCAATATCCAACAACATAAACTGGTTTCCATACTTACACATCGCACGGATAATCATCGGTGCTGTCAATTGTATATTCAACCTGTTTACAAATAAATCTTGAAGTATGCTCTTGATTCTGTCAGACTTTGAATACACATTTACCACATTTCCTTCATCATTGGTGATGGATGCCTCTTCCGCATAAAGGTCCAATGCTGCACCAATCTCTGGAAATGCATCCATCAAGTCAGCATCACGATACATAAGCTTAACGTTATTAAGTCCAGCATATGCGGTGACAGATAAGTTCACATTAGCCTTTACCCATCTATCTTTCAAATATTTATTCTGTTGTAACTCAAGCTTCTTGTTTAGATATTCCTCCTTGTCAGTTGTTTTAAACAAAACATCTTTACCGCTACTACTCATATCATAAGTATTGATATGAGGCATAGCAGCATCTTGAGGATTCCAATTGCCAGTTATAGCTTTATCCAAAGCTTGGAATACAGTTCCATGTTTTTTTGCCATAAATTATTTTTTTATAAATAAAAAATAAGTAATTTAATATAAATATCAACAAAAAATAATAGTAAACTACTTCACACCACCGAAAACCCACATAAAATTACCATTAACAATATTATTTTGTGGGAAACTTTTCTGCGTATAAAATGGCAAGCCATTATCTGGCGTAATAGGCTTACCATAATTCATTCTAGGTTTGTTCATATTGATAGCCCCAGCCATTAAATAGGCATTCAATATGGCTTTATCTTTCTTAACTGTGTTTTGTATTCTGTTAACAGTAAACTGCATTACAAACAACCCCATTGCTAGTGATGTTAAGGTATCATCGTGAGCACCATCTTGGTGGTCAATTCTAGCATTCTCTCCCTTGAATATCCAAGTTTCAAGCTCATTGATAACTCTAGCAGAACGTATCTTAAATTCATCATTACGAACCAAACCAGCAAAATTTGCTAATACTGGATAACGGTTTCCTTGGAAATGGAAACCAGGCAACTTATCCGTGTATCCATCATAGTTTTTGGTTGACCTTTGTACAGTATAAGTCTTTTGATTAGAGTCCTCATAATACAAATTCTTATATCCCATCTGAAGCATTGTTAAAATGCAAGCGTCTCCTTGACCGCCAGTACAGTCAACAACAACAAATGCATCATTATACATCGTGGCATATTGATAGCATAATGCGCCAATATCGTCACCAAGTTTTTTACCTACATATTCCGCAACTTGCTCAATTATAGGTATTCCGTTTTCATCCCTACCGTCCATATCAATAATTTCAATGGCAGTTCTATCAGCTGAAACGCCTCTAGACGGGTCGCAACTCAAAATATACCTATGCCCATCAATAGGTTTTTTCCAAAACCAAGTTTCCTCAACCAACGGGTCAACAAAATCAGATAAAGGTTCTCTAGTGTTTAGTTTCTCTTGCATTTCAATAAACTCTGGAGCAACAACGTTATCAGCAGAACCCATGAATGACACATCAAGCTCTTGCGCAATTTTCATGGAGTCATTGTTGAACTGTTTACACATTTCATCGTACCAAGGTGCGGATGGTTTCCAGCCACTATGTTCTAGTCTAGCCCATCTTTCCTCGTTATATGCAATACTACCTTCTCCATCAACAATCGGGTCTTGGTCATACATCCATTCGCCAGTATCTTCGTTTTTCTTTTTCCAAACAAGATATTTGTTAAAACGAGGGTCTTGATACCAACGGAACTGTACAGCAACAAAGTTATTTTCTTTGCTAAGTGCTTGTCTATAAGTATTATAGTACAATTCGTCTCTACCATTAGGGGTAGATACCATAACAGTCTTAGAATTTGGGTTAGAAGCCATTGTAGCAGCAGCAGTGGTAAATGCAGCAACACCTTCCTCAATGAACGCAGCCTCGTCAAGAATTAATACTGACACAGCAGAGATACCACGAGAAGCGTTAGGACCAGATGCACGTGCAATGACTCTACAGCCATTGAATAGCTTTAGTTCACCTTTTGCGTCTTTTTCAAAAATTGACTTAATATTTTTTTCTGAACTTGGGTCTGGACTGAAATAATCATTACCCCACATCCAACGAGGTACTTGCTCCAAGAAATCACGAATCTTGATAATAATTTCTTGTGCTTGTTCAAGTTTGTTGGCGATACAAAGTACCGTCTCTGGGGCATCTTTCGATGCGAATACGCACTGTCCAGTTACCCATGCACTAGATAGTGTAGTGATGCCACACTGTCTAGGCTTAATTGCAACCACATTCCTATTCTCAGCGAGTGCTTTGAGGAAAGCCTTCTGTCTTGGGAAACAATGAAATTGTGTTTTTTTGCCCTTAGTTGCGTTAAATGTACTAAGATAAGTTTCAATAAATTTTATTCGAGATTTGTCCGCGTAACATAATGCGTAATCCCTTTGCATTTGAGCGAAATCGTATATCATAATTGTAACTGTCTAAATTTTAATAAATATAACAGTATTTTCAAAAGTTCTTCATTTATAAATATTTAACAATAAAAAAAAGAGCGAATCATTTGAGATTCGCTCATATAATACTCAAGTCATAATCTATTTCATCAGTCTCTTCTTCTGTCATTGCCTCAATGTTAATTATAGGGTCTAAATATCTCAATCCCA